GTTAAAAGCAAAGCTACACAAGCTATCGAACTGACCTTGTGTAAGAGGAACGGGACATAATCGTGTAACACCCTTTTCAAACCTCGCTAAATCTTGTCTTAATATTTGATCAATTTCTTGGATTGTAAACGATCTATTCCATTCTGTGGGAAGAGATTTACCGTCCCCAATCAAATGACCCACGCCCACTGTCCACAGTTTTATGGGATCTTGGTATGGCCTTAATCTTACACCTTCGTGGTGCTTGATCATCCTTAAAGCTTCGTTAGAAACCTTCATTTACCGCTATGCTTTTCCCATTGACGAGACCCAAAATAAAAGCCAATTATGCTCGCCACGATGGCCATCTCTTGGTCTGAGAATACCTCACCCATTGCCAATGCAAAGTCAACACCCGTCCATATAGCCCAAACTAAGCCTGCCACGTCAGTAAATACTAATAAACCTACAAAGGTGAATGCGACATAAGGACGTACTCTAGCGTTTAAATCCACTACATTTTGTGAAGCTTTCTCCATAAGAGTTTTGTCGTGGTCATAAAGAGCTGTTCTTTCTTGAGCGTAAGTCTCAGCCTCTACTTCTTGAAGCTTTATCTCCTCGATGCGCTCTTGAGATTTAAAGCCTTTTTCAGCCATAGCAAGTTGTTGCTCCATTTGGAGCTTAGCCATGGTTTGCTCATGCTTTTGATCCGATTTATTTTGAAAAAACGAAAGTAAATTTGGTAATCCTGATGAGAATATACCGAGTAATCCTGAAAGTATTGATAGCATATTAGTTTCCTAGTGGGTTAATCATAGCTTTGCGTAATTGCTTCATTTCATCTTTTACGTTAGCTACGGTGTCTGTAATTTTATCTTGTGATGATTTAGCAACGCTGTTAGCTTCAATAGCTTTGCCATAAGCTTCGTTTGCTTTTTCTAGTGCGCGATTATTAGACATCATGACATCTACTAATTGACGCTCTGTTGTTCTGCTTCTATCTTCTAGCACAATGATTCTAGTTTCAACACTAGACATCTTTTTTACTTCCTCAATCGTCCCTGTCAAATCGTTGAAGAGGGTTATCCCGTAATATACTGCGCCACCTATTGGCACTAGCACGGATAAGATAATCCCTAGAATCATTTGAGACGATAAAGTCAATGAATATGTTTTGTTGTCGCTCATAATCTTGTTCCTGTATAAGTTTAATTGATTCCTGAATTTGTTGTTGTTGCATGTTATAACCTGAATTTAGAAGTTGCATAGATAATACAATTCCAAAGCCTGGTACTAAATCTTTTCCTTTCGGTACAACTATAGCTTTAATGTCTTCTTTTTTATCTGTACCCGACGTCGTCGTAGTACTTTGTTTTTCTGTTGTTACCTGAAAGCTTGTTACTGTAGCTACAGAAGTAGTCGGCGTCTCTGTCGTTGTCAATGCAGTCGTGTCCTGAACAATTACAGGTTCGGGTTGAATGATTGGTGCAGTAGTGACTTGATTGATCACACTGTTTGGATTCAACGGACTTATTGGGCTTACAGGGCTCGCTACATTGTTTACGTTGGTCGCTGTCATCTTGCAAGTATTGAGTAATTCCGACCAAGTTGTCCAAGTTGGAATACCATACGGATCTGAGCAAATCGAAGTTCTTTGTTCTTGTAACAAACCTTCTAATCCACTTGAGCATGCTAACTGCCTTGTTTCAGTAGACTCAATACACGTTGGCGGATCTTGCACGCAATTGTCGCTAGTTGTGTACCAATCCAACCAAGCGTTCGCAGAACAAGTAAAAGACCTGCTCTGATTAATAGCTCCACTATAATGAATCGGGCACGACAAAGACCTATACTCAACTTGATCTTGGCAAACAGGAGCTTGATAGATTGAGCAATATGGGTCATTAGGTCTGTACCAAGAGCAATAATGTTGTTGCAAAGCTTCTTGGGGGTCAATACCATTGCACACCATAGACCCTTGAAGATACCACCCATCTTCTGTATTTTGGAAATTGCAAGACCAAGCATAAGCGTTATTCCTTAGTATTAGGAGGAGTAGGAAGAGTGTAATTCTGACCATATAGCTTTCTAAACCTCTCAGGATCTTTTTCATACCAAGCCTTCTTAGCTGTATAACCTACAGCACCGCCCATAGGACAAGGTGAACCACTCATCTCCATAGCATCCCACACTTTAGGATCTTGGCACAAGACTGACACAGCAGCTACTTTAAGTCCTAAGTCATTTAATGTTTTTGCTAACTTAATTTTTACACAGTTCTCATCAAGTAATACTGTGCCACCTGATAAAGATATAAACCCTAAATTACCCGCTGCACTTATAGGTACTGCGCATACATCCTGTGAGAATGCAGACATACTAGGTGCCATAGCGCTTGGGACAGGCATACCTTTTTGGTTAATAGTAGTTGTCTCTGCCCATGTATGTAATGTGCATCCCATTAAGCTAATAAACAACAATAAAGCAATAATCTTTTTCATTTTAAAACAATGCTAAGTAACAAAAGAATAATGGCACCCGCAGATGCCATTAAAATGCTTTCTAACCTTTTTAATCTTGCACCTATCGCTTCATATCTTAGGGCACAAATTTCCTCATGTGTGCTTAAACGCGAATTAACTTGTTCAACATTATCCATGTCTATCCTATCCCTTTATAGTTTTAAGCGGGCTTTGCTTCCTCGCCCTCTTTGGTTTCCTCAGGTTTTGGTAACTGAGGCTGTGCTTGTTGATGAATTTTTACAATCAAACTCCATGCGTTTGTTTTGCTTGGTAATTCACCTAACCCTGCTAACACCTGATTAGTTTCGTCAATTGTTAATTCTAATTTAATGTCTGCCATTTTTACTCTCCTTTAAAAATTATTAAATATTTATTTTTATCACATTACAATCACTATAAACAAACCAACTTACTATAACTTCCCTAGATTCGTTTGACGGTGTTGTGTAATGACCAAACATTCCATATGGTGGAAATATCACTAACTTGCCCTCTTCGGTTTTGATTTTTACATTTTGCCTAGGAAAAATTAATTCCCCACCTTCATGTACTGTGTTTAAATGCAAAACAACTGATGCATATCTTAATAAAGATGTACTATTGTTTAACGAGCTTCTACCAAATTCTCCATCACTATGGTAATGACATACATCCATTGGATGATAAATATGATACTCATATCCCGAATCAGCAGATTTTCCAAAAGGGTTATATCTTTGTTGTATTATGTTTGCTTGGATATTATTAAATATAGTATGAAGTTTATTATCTAGCTCTTTTAATTCAGATATTTCGGAAATGTTAACCGTATTTCCATCTCTGTTATATGTTGTTTGTTTTTTATTAGAGATAAAAGGTTTTATAATATCTCTAATTTGTTTAGTAGTTTCTAAATCTAAATAGTTTGGAAATTCTAGTATCATTTATATAAACCAAGTAATTATTGAATATCGCGTTCCTTTTGTTACGGGGATTACTTCGTGAGGGTACATAAAATTAGATGGAAACATAATTGCGTCTCCTTTTTCTAATCTATATTTTAATTCTCTATCAAAAAACGCAAATTCTCCGCCTTCAAAATCATCATTTAATATAAACGAGCATGATACTGCACGGGGCCTAGCTTTAAATGAATCTGTGTGTTGTATATAAAAACACCCCTCGTAATATTTTAGCAACTGATATCCACTATCTTCTTCAATCCTACAGTGAGGAAATTTATTGTTATATTCTTGTATACATTTAGCAGCGCCATCAAATACAGAGTTATCTAACTTATGTCTAACTTCATTATTTTTTTGTATAACTTGCGGGTAAGATATAACAATAGCTTGACAGTTTCTTACGTTTTTATTTAACTCACCCCTACCTACTATAGTATCTACCCACTCATCACTACTTTTAAATTCATTTAATATTTTGTCGCATACTTCATTACTTAAAGCATCTTTAACAATGTAAATATAATCTTCTAGTTTGTTATGTTGCATAGTTATTTTTGAAACTTATCAAAATAGCACATCCAATTCTCTCCACGACCGCGCACATAATGCAAAAAGACTTGACCATATTCTTGACCTTCAAATGCATCGCGCCAATGTTCTGAAATCATGCCTAAATAAATAACCGCTTGACCTGATTTTAAACTATATGAAACTTGTTCTCCATTAGGTTTGGTAAACCAAATAGGCCATTCTGTTCCGTCACTATCTAAATGTAGCGTTACACTTACTTCGCAAGCATGTCTATCTTTATGTTTTGCTAATACTTCTTGGTTTGCATAAATACGAGCATAGCTATAAGTTGGAAACATTGGCTCTTCTAAAACTTTAGACATAAATGGTATCTTGTCTATAAGAAGCTCTACAAACCACCTAAAGTCATACATAGCTAAAGACTTAGGACATTGTGGATCATGGCTAAATGCCTGAGGGTTTATGTTAGCTTCGTTTTTAAACCACTTGTGTAGCTCTTTTGCTTTTTCTTCAGTTATAAAATTGTTAATAACTAAATAATTATTATGTAGTAACTGTTGTTTTAAGCTCACTTTTTATACTGTTGTCCAAACTTCTTGTGGTAATGTTGGCCAATCAATCTCTCCTTCTACAGGATTAAGCGCATATTGTCTAACAGAGTTTCTATAAAGATCAAATTCATTCTTATTTGCAAGATATGGATTACTTAAAGAAGGGTCACTAACGCTTGGAATTTGTGTCCAATCAGTTTGTTTTAATAATCCTATAGCAGTAGATTTATTTTTTTCTGCGGTATATGAGCTTGGTAATGGTGGTGGGGTATTTGCTTCATCCCATTTTGATAAACAACAGTTTACCCAAGTTGGTAGTTCCGTAATATCTTCATTCGGTTTATCCCAAAACTCTAGCCAACCTGATGTTTCTTTCCATTGCAAAGCTCGTACATCTGATGGAATACCACAAGAAGACAAATCTAATCCAACATAAGGTTTATCATTTTTGCTTATGACACCATCAATAGGTATAATTGTTAATAACATTTTTTACTCCTCAATTAATTTTGGCTGATTACCTTCTACAGAAGGATAAGCAATTTTTGCGGTTTTTAATAATAATTGTTGGCTGTTTTCGTTAGCTTTAACCATTTCATTTCGAAACGATTCAACAGCCGCTCCTGTTTGTCTTTGTTGTCCTGAGTTTTCAATCAGTAACATGGGCATCCAAGCAATTGCACATTGATACTCATCTACTTGATTACCTGTGTTTGTATCAGTTCCTTGCACCCTTGTAAACCATGCACATTGTAATCCAATACAATCTTTTTTAATTAGCGGACAAAATGTCCCGTTCTTTAATTGCATCCTTAATCCTTAGTCGCTCTAATCACGTCTACATATTTAACAGCTAAATCAATTGCATTACCTGAGAAGGTACCTGACCCTGAGCTAAATGAGAACGGGTGAGTGTGTGAACCGCCACCACCTGCAGGTTGATTCATGACGTTACTTGAAGTAGGGTAAGGGGGATCTCTGCCAAGACCTTGGCCTGCCGTATCTGCAGCTCCGAAGCTACTATTCGATTGGAGAGGATTTTGAGAATTACCATTGGACCATATAAAATTATGAGTGTGACTTGGTATTTGTGGTGTTGTCAATGTTGTTGCACCCGCACTACCTGACACAGAGCTAATCGCTACAGAACCTGTTGGTGTTTGTGAAGCAAAAGCTGTTGTAAAGTTTACAGTACCACCTGTGGATGCTGTACCTGTTACAATGCGCAATGCACTGTTATCACCTGTTGTTGTATTCTTTGTCCAACCTGTAGGAGCCGCTGTTTGTGCAAACAACATCACAGTACCTGAAGCAAATCCGCCACCTGCCGCTTGGAAAGTTGGTAATGCTCCTGCGCCGTTAGAAGTTAATATTTGACCTGCGGTACCTACGGAAGCAATAGATTGGTAAGCGTCTGTTGATGTTGTACCACCACAAAGAACAGCGTAAGCTGTTTGTGTTGTAGCACCTGTTCCGCCGTTACCTACAGGAAGTGTTCCTGTCACATTAGATGTAAGGCTACAATATGTTGTAGATGTTGAACCTGTGCCACCATTAGAAGTTCCTAAAGTGCCTGTAATACCTGTAGATAGTGGCAAACCTGTACAGCTAGTTAATGTACCTGCGCTTGGTGTACCTAAGTTAGGTGTTGTGAATACAGGGGATGTTGTTAAAGCAATACTACCTGTACCCGATACGTTTTGTCCTAGCGCGCCCGCGACACCTGTACCAAAAGAAGTAATCCCTGTACCGCCGTTACCAACAGCTAAAGTACCTGCAACTGTTACAGCACCTGTAGTTGCGGTGCTTGGAGTTAATCCTGTTGATCCAAAGGTAATAGACGATACATTAGTGGTTCCTGCGCTAGAAGCTAATAACTTTACAGTTCCTGCACTGTTTTTAAAGTACAGCTTTTCGTCAACCGTGTTTAGCGCTAACTCACCCGCAACAAGATTACCCGCGGTAGGTTGCGCCGCCGCGGTTGTGCTGTAGTAAAGAGAGATTGGGGTATATCCTGCTTGTGCCATGATTAAGTCCTTTTATGCGTGAATTTTACCATATTTAAGAAAAAGTTCCACCACTAATTCCGCTTGTAAGGGCGTTAGTAGATGCGTTGTAAGTTAAGTCTGTATCCGTTAAAACAGGTAAATTTCCTGTCGTTGCAGTTACAAAAGCTAAGTAATTTGTGGTCGCTGATCCTGTGGTAATAGCAACATTAGATGCATTTGTTGCGTTTGTAACAGCTGTTGAACCTATTGCGGTAGCTATTTCTGATCCCGTAGCCGCTGAGAATGCAGAAGAACCATTACCATAAGCAACGCCTGTAAGTGTTGTAACACCCGTACCGCCTGATGCTACAGGTAAAGTTCCTGTAGTAAGAGCTGAGGTTGATGTAGCATAAACAGCGCCGTTAGTAGTAAAGGATGTTAATCCTGTACCGCCATTAGTTGTTGTTAATGTACCCGCTAATGTAACAGCTCCTGTAGTAGCAGTGTTAGGTGTAAATCCTGTAGTTCCTGCACTAAATGTAGATACACCGCCTGATGGAGCCGCCCATGATGCAGTAGTTCCATCAGATGTAAGCACATAACTATTTGCACCTATTGCAAGTCTACCTGCTGTGTTTACACCTGTTCCAAGAATTAAATCTCCTACTGAAGTAATTGGAGATAATGCATTAAAAGCAGTTGATGCAGTTGTTTGTCCTGTACCACCATTAGCAATTGGAAGGGTTCCTGTTACGCCTGTAGAAAGTGGTAATCCCGTACAGCTTGTAAGCGTTCCTGATGAAGGCGTACCTAGCACAGGAGTAACTAATGATGGTGATGTAGCTAATACCACATTACCTGATCCTGTAGTTGAGGAAGAAGATGCCGCTGTTAATTGACCTTGCGCATTAACTGTAAAGTTTCCAATTGTGTAAGCACCCGCTGTGACTGTGGTATTTGCAATACTTACAGTAGATCCTATAAGTTCTAATCCTGTTCCAAAAGTATATCCACCTGCGGGACCACCCACTTGTACAAAAACAAGCGCTGTAGTTCCAATAGTAATTGGTAATTGAGTTGTTTGAACCCATGTTGTTGTTGCTTGTGATGTACCTGCAATAACATAGAATGTATCGCCTGGTGATACAGTATCTGCACCTACACCTGCGGTGTCCATATCTGTTGATCGAACCATTGACCAATTTGTTGATGCTGATCCTTGATTGGTTAGTACATATACCCCGTTTTGTGCACCACTTGCTTGATTTTTAATTAAGATACGAGTGCCGTTTGTTACGTCAGTTGCGGTCATTGTAACGCCGTCAACTATAAGAGCCGCTTGTGCTCCTGCATTTGTAAGTGTTGCTCCTACCCCTGAAGCACCATTATTATATGTAACTGTATAGGCTACTGTAGAGGCAACTTGAACAGGTTCGTGATAATTAGTATTAGAAACAGCGGCGTCTACATATTGTTTTGTAGCAAGCTGTAAAGCTTGTGTTGGGTCTTGCGTTACAGTAACTGATGTTAATCCTGCGGGTGCGGTAGTTGTTGATCCAAGAGATACAGGTGTTGTACCAATAGTAATTGTGCTGTTTGTTAAAGAACCATTAGCAATATTGCTTAGTGTATTATTTGATCCACTTATTGTCTTGTTAGTAAGTGTGTCTGTTGTGTCTCTACCTACTAATGTAGTCGTAGCTGTAGGAAGTGTAATCGTTCCTGAGTTTGTAATTGTTGATATAACAGGAGATGTAAGTGTTTTATTTGTTAGTGTGTCTGTAGTATCGCGACCTACTAAAGTTGTTGTAGCTGTAGGTAATGTAATCGTACCTGTATTAGAGATACTTGAAATAATAGGTGTTGTTAGTGTTTTATTAGTAAGTGTTTGAGATCCTGTAAGTGTTGCTACAGTGCTGTCAATTGCAATGGTTACAGGTGTTGATCCGTTATAAGTTGTACCTGATAATCCTGTACCAATAGTTAACGCATTCCCAAGAACCGCTGTGACTGTACCTGACGAGCCAAGTGGAATAGTTACTCCGTTAATAGTAATTGAGCTATTGGTAAGTGATGAGTTAGCTATATTTGATAATGTATTTGTGCTTCCACTTATAGATTTGTTTGTTAGTGTGGTTGTGCTTCCTGCCGTTAATACAGCCTCACCATTCGATGTAAGTGATGTAAACGCACCTGTTGATGGAATGATTGCTCCAATCGTTGCATTATTAATGGTTACACCACCGTCAATTGCAACACCATCAATAGTTCCACCTGTAATAGCTACAGAGTTACTATTTTCTGTTGCCATGGTTCCTAAACCTGTAATATCAGAGCTAGGAATAGTTGCAACGGCAGTAAATGCTGAAGTACCGTTACCTTTTACAT